TAAAGACTGTGTTGAGGATTCTAATAACGATGGTGTTAGCAAAACTCGTGCCCCCATTAACTCTTCTGGTTTTGTGGGAGCAGTTCTTACAACAATCCGCGTCTATGTTATCGAATACGTTCTGCGCTCTATATTCGTCCTCGATGAATATAGCTACAGAAACAGCGTTATCGAAGACCAGCTTTTGATCGACTACATCACATTTCGGATGAAGAACGATCTGGGAAGACAGGGACTTCTCGCTAGTGGTGAGAAATACTACGACGTATTCTTAAAAGAAGCGGTTCTGACCTATGATAAGATGATTGCTAGTGAGCAGTTTGCTGCTCCTGATAAGCTCCCGCCAGTTGGCGCAGACAAGATCCCAGGCGAGCTTAAGGTACTGGTCCGAGAACAACTGAAGTCTGTTCTTGGGAAAATGAAGGATATTGTCGGAGTACCAGAAGAAGAAGAGAAGTCTTCTATCGAAGAATTGTTAGCTGGGCTTCCCGAGATGGGAACCTATTCAGATTACGAAGTCTTTCAACAAGGTGGGCTTGAGACTTCCAACAATCAGCGTTTGAAGGAGCTGTTCGTCAATAGCGAGCCAAGATTTAAGATCCCGTTTCCTCCTGTCGATCCTGTCACAAAAGAAAACGACTCTTCTGGTCGCTATGTACTCGAAAAATATTTGGTTATTCCAGAAGCCAAGAATGCGGAATTCAATAGTAGACTTGTTGCAAAAAATCTACGAGGCGTAGTCAATTTTGAAAACTGGAAAGAATTTATTAGCACCTTAGCGACAACAGAAGCAGATGAAAACATTGTTGATTTGTTCAAGGAAGACATCAAATACGGATATCGTTTGGTGTATGTTTCGCCCGCTGGTTCTCCGAATAGTAAAGATCAGATTGTTTCCCGAGGGAAGAAGTGCGATCTTAATGGTAAGCCGTTTGTATTGGAGGAAAACGTCGTAAACCAGACTAAGGCATTCTTTGTCTTGGAAAAAGATTTAATGCCACTACTGGTAGACGACAGCACTTCTCCCGCTATCCCACCGACAGGATTTGATTCTTTCTTTGAAAGATTCGGTATTACTGCTGACATAGATGGCGTTATCACCGATCCACCGATCGATGCTCTCTACGAATATAGACAACATCTTGTGGTACCGATTGCTCAGTCTGAAGTTTCGTTGACTGAAGTGAATACCTTGACCGAGTTCGCAGATAGAATCGAAGACATCTTTCAACAGAAATACGAGAAGTTGTTTCGTGGCTTAGCAGAAGAAATAGACTCTAGACTGCTCTTCGATTACTGCTTCTTCTCAAAGCGTCTTATTTCGTTGTTGGCTATCCACAGCTCAATGATCTTCAACAACGACAGCATGAAGACGTTGTTCGAAGGAACCAAGCAGAAGCTAAAGTCGCTGTTCGATGTGTTGGGAAATATGGGGGACTACACGAGCGTTACTGGCGGACAGATTCTTGACGGCGTGCCAGGCAATGCGGCTGCGTTTAAGTCAGATTTCGATTCAATTGGTAGTCCTGGGGGACCAAAGAGCCCCGATGCATTTTATTATCACACCATTACTCCCATCCTGATTCTTCGTGGATTGGCAGAGCTTATAGACCCCAACTTGTCAATTGTTGCAAAGATTGTGGCAGCTGCCGGTGCGGGGTATTTGGCACCACGGTTTAGAAAGAATCCTGACGGCAGTTTCATTGATCCACTTACTCCGCAATATACTCCGATCGAAATAATTAAACCAGATGGGACGAAGTGCATTGTTCGCGGAGGCTCTGAGGTCCCAGCATATGCGGCTAGCGAAACTAAGGTATTCTGGGATCCGATAGAGTTTCCTCTTTTGCCAGGTCTTCCACCGTTAAGGTTAAGAGAAGGAGGAGTTGTCACGATACCAGCCGCGAAGACAGACATATTCGGATACAAGACGATCTATGGACTCGATCGACGCCCTGGCGAAGATCAAACAGCTGTTGTAGAAAGCGTGCCTGAGTATCCGGGAGACGCTATCAGTCTACCATACGGTTTGGTATCAGCTGCGCTGCTTCCAATTAACAAATTCTTGCCATTTTTCGGTCCTTTCTGTGGACCACCCACTTTTCCACCCGGAGAATGGTTCCTTGGATTAGAGCCGTTGATCTACCAGCTTCCAAACTACAAAATTGCAGCAGAGAAGACTGATGTAAAAGAAGAGCTAAAGGCTTCTAGCGGTATCGATTTGAGTAGTGTGAGCCGGGTTAAGTGTGCTGACGGGGAAGAGCCAGCGAAGCCACAGACTGTTGCGCCAGCAGAAGACGGCTCAGAACAAGAAGGGTGCGACTAATTAGAGAAAGGAGTTCGAAATGTCTGGATTTACACCACGCCTGCCACTATCCTTTGGAGACGAGCCTAATTACGCTCTGGTTAAAGACATACGCGGCTTAGTTTCTCAAAATCTAAAGAATATTATTCTGACTAGTCCTGGCGAGAGGATAATGGACTTGAATTTTGGTGTAGGACTTAAGCACTTCTTGTTTGAACAAAATTTGCAAACCACCTATGCAGATTTAACTGCGAAGATAGAAGAACAAGTAAAAAAATATATGCCATTTGTGTCGATTGATGATATAATAGTGAATCCAGATATCGAAAATGAGTCTCTTGTACACGTCGAGGTACATTTCTTTATTATTCCTACTGCCGAAGATGATATTCTTTCTTTGACAGTTCGGCAGTAAACTAGTTACGTTACTGAGAGGAAATTGAAAAAATGCGTAAAAATGTACCTATAAACTATTTCTCAAGAGACTTTGATACTCTCAAGTCTTCTCTGACTGAGCACGCCAAGAGATATTACGCAGACACCTTCAAAGACTTCAACGAGGCGGGCTTTGGTCCATTGATGCTCGATACGGTCGCTTACACTGGCGATATTCTATCTTTTTATCTTGATTACAATACAAATGAGAGTTTTCTAGACACTGCTAGCGAATTTGATAATATCCTAAGACACGCGAAGCCTCTTGGGTTTCGTTTACACGAAAATCCGTCTTCTCATGGGATTGCTACCTTGTTCGTTCTTGTCCCTGCCAACGCTGGCGCTCTCGGACCAGATTCGAGATATATTCCGGTATTGAAGAAAGGAAGCATCTTTTCGGCAAGAAATGGCAACAACTTTACGTTGATGGAAGACGTTCGATTTGATAACTCGGATAATGAAGTGGTTGTTGCTAGAGTAGACGAAGATACTGGTCTACCAACGTTTTATGCGATTCGCTCGCACGGACGGATAGTCTCGGGAAGATTGGAAGAAGCATTCGTAGACGTTGGAAATTACGAGAAGTTCTTGAAGGTGAAGGTCCCTGTTTCTAACGTTGCTGAAGTTGTTCTAGTAGAAGACGACGAGGGGCATGAGTATTTTGAAGTAGAATTCCTATCACAAGATGTGGTCTATCGTCCAATCCTAAACAGGACAAGCACTAGCGAAGACGCTCCAAACTTGCTTAAACCATTCACGGTTCCCCGCAGGTTTGTCGTGGATAGAATCGGAGATAGTGTTTATCTGCAATTTGGACACGGTGCAGACGATTCAGAGAGAACTTCTGAAAGGATTGTAGATCCAACAAGCATCGTTTTAGATATGCATGGTAGAACCAGCGTTCCAGATGAATCGTTTGACCCCTCTAACCTCATCAAGACCGACAAGTTTGGGATTGTTCCTGCAAACACTACTTTACGTATCGTCGCGCGCGCGAACACAGTAGATAATGTGAATGCTGCTACTGATTCGGTCACAGATGTTATTTCAGCTAACCTAGACTTCGAAGATATCACAACACTTGATCGAAACCTAATAAACGCTGTAAGGTCTTCGGTTGAAGTGACGAACGAAGAGCCAATCGTGGGTGACGTTTCCTTGCCCAACTCAGAAGAACTAAAGATTCAGGTATTCAACTCCTTTGCTTCTCAAAATCGCGCTGTTACAAATCAAGATTACATCGCTATGACCTACAAGATGCCTCCAAAGTATGGAGCGGTCAAGCGCGTGAACATCTACAGAGATCCAGATTCTTTCAAGAGGAATCTCAATCTATATGTTATCTCAGAGGACAGTGACGGAAGTCTTA